TCAATAACACCTTTGTCTAACATGCCGTTTAAAAGATCTTCTGTATATTTTAAACCTGCTTTTTGATACGCGTCTTCTATTTCATCTGTATACAACATAAATGATTCTCTTTTGCCTAACAAATAGTCATTATAACTATTGATCGCTAGTTCATAAACATTGTCGCACCAGTAGTTTAATAAGTCTATAGGCATCTCGTCACTAGGAGCTTCTCTTAATGTACTTACTAATAAATTAGCATATTCTTCTGCTGAGTTTATGTTATTTAGCATACTGTTATTCTTTTATCTTTAGGCCGTAATTCAGGTTAAACATAGCCATTTCAGACTCTGCTTGTCTTTGTAGTACATTCAAATTGCGTTTGATAAACTTTGTGCCCCACTCTATCCACTGTTTGTTTTGCTCTTCAGTCATTGTCCACTCATTGTACCATTCATCTTTTCTGGTGGCAATGTCTTCAAATTTTGCATCGTGGCCAGCGATCTTGAACATTTCATTGATCAACGCTTTCGCGATCTGTAGTCTGTCTAATCTTCCCATAACTTTTATTTTAGTTTAAAAAATCTTCTCCTTTATAATCCGGGTGATTCTTGTGCATATCATCTATGCCATTCACCAAAAATATACCTGCTATAAGAGATACGATAGCCGCTATGATTAGTCCCACCATCTTTCAATGTATTGATCAAGTAATTTAAATAGAATACGTTTTGCTTTATCGTGCTTCTTTATTCCTTTCTCTATCTGCTCTTTAGTGATCTCATCATCATCGATAAATTCAATTAGATAGTATTCGTTCTGAACCTTTTCAAGTATTCGAACACATAGCATCATTCTATCAGCATCAAACTTAGCCATAGTATGATTATCGTTTTTACGAATATACTCAGACATCATGATTAACTTATGCTTGAGTATCTCAAAGATAAAGTAATGATCCCACTGTTCGTCTTTCCATATAATAGGAAGCCAACGAAGTAGGTTCTTAGTGCGTCTTATGATTCGTCTGATTCTCCACATACATATCAAATATACAAAACCTGGTTGACAGCTTAATCACAATCTCTTAAGTGGCACATCTATTTTGGTATGAAGTACGTGTCTAGGACGGCCTGACTTTGTAAAACCTATACTATAGGCTTTGTGTTTTATGATAGGCGTTACTTCAACTATTCTATAGTCTTCAGGGTTATTTCCCCAAATACACAAGATCTTCTTACAAGTAATAGCCATTCTCTGAATCCAATCGTCATTCTCTTGTAGAACAGGTTTGTCTACCTTCTTTAATTGTTTAGGATCTGGTGTTATATAACTATATAGATTAGTTATAAAGAGACTATCAAAACCTTCACGTTTTGCGATTTTTGATAATGCAGTTACTGTAGAGTTCTTGCCGTCTTTTGTTATAGACGGGTTTAAACCAACTACACCTAGAGGGTTTTGCATGGAATGTTCATAGAACCAACTAGCAAACTGGTGCTTACCACAGTCGCTCTTAAACTTTTTGATGTTCAGCTTCACGACGTTTTTTCATTAGATCTCTAACGTGTATAAATAGTTCATGAGTTGTGCCGTCAAAAGTTTCCATGATCTCATCTAGCTCTTCATATGTAATACCTGTGACTACACGAATATTTTTACGAAGATCTTTCATAAGCTCTCTCTCATCTTTCTCATAGTCGTCCATTAGCCTTTTATATCTGGTTCTGAACAAGCTAATGTCGTCTAACTTATCTTCATAATAAGGTATGTCTTTGATCTTGTCATCAAGAAGATAGTTCTCATGAAGTGCTTGATAATAATAGTCAGAGTGCTCAAAGTCGCCATTCAATATCTTTTGTTCTAGTGGAGCTCTGTCATGAAGTGTAGGTCGATATTGATATCTACGCCACCATTGAAACTGATTGTACGTTTTCTTTTGCAGTTTAGACAACTCGGTCTCTAGAAACTCTCTAGATAATGATGTTGGAAATAGCATAACTCTTATTTTAAAAGATTGATAACAATAACTGTTGATTGCAATATAATAACAAATAACGCAAAAACCAACGTAATAAAATAAGTGGTGTTTTCTACTTTTTCTTTCATAACCTTTATTTAAACATATTATAATGTCTTGGATAGACATGTAAGTTCGTAACAAACCAATGCATTTCACCAACAGCGTAGCCAGTCTTTTCAGATACATACTCCATTAGCTTAGCAAATGTGTATTGATCATTACAGAAGCCGAATACAAGGTCAATAGATCTAGCAAACACAGTTAGATGTAGTTTGTCGTCTTTGATATAGAAGTTGAGTACATCGTTACAAGGGGTATCGTACTTGTATCTGTCAAGCTCGTGTAGTATGTAGTGAACTACAATAGCTCTACGAGTCTCTTTGTTTACTTTAAGATCGTCAATAACACGATTAAGTTGATTGTTGTACTTCCAAAAGTAGCCATAGTTAGAGTTTACTTCTGTAGTAGTTGGCACCATCATTTGTTTCCACATCTTGGCACGCTCAGCTATTTCAGATGCATCACGATTACCTTCTAGATACCATGACCATTCGTAGTCAGCGTAGTCTTGATTGAACTTACGTTGAGGTGTAGTTACAACTTTGTCTTCTGGGTTAGCTAATGTGAATGACTGATTGAACAATGCTTTAGTGCCAGCAAAGTCAACACCATCTGCCATGATGTCTTTGAACAATAGTTCGAAAGCGTCAGTTGCGTTATTGTACCTCATACTTATCTACTTGTATAAATTGTTTAAGAAAGTTAATACCTTCAGGGCTTCTGTATTGATCCAAATATACAACACGTTTGATTCCTGATTGCAGTATAAGTTTAGAGCAGTCTAAACATGGGCTAAGTGTTAAGTACAAAGTAGACCCATCTACTGCACTTCCGGTTTTAGCGGCCTTGATAATAGCATTTGACTCTGCATGAATCACATGAGGAAAAGTAGTATCATTTTCTTCACAGTCATTTGGCATTCCAGCAGGAGTGCCATTGTAACCAAAAGAGATAATGTTACCATCTTTAACTAAAACTGCGCCGACTTTAGATCGTACGCAGTGAGACAGAGTAGAGGTTTCTTTTGCTATATTAATGAATACTTTGTCTAGTTTAGTCATATTAAAGTCCAGTTGAACCAAAGCCTCCTGATCCTCTTTCAGTGTTTCTGTTAGGAAGTTCTGCCACTTCTTCAACATCGATATAAGATACAGGCATCAATACAAATTGTACGAGCTTTTGCCCTGTTGCTACAGTTTGATCTTTATCAGATGTATTGATCATGTGAAGATGTATCTCGCCTTCGTAATCTTCATCAACTACACAAGCACCAACAGATAGACCTTGCTTAGTAGCAACGCCTGATTTGTTGAATGCGATTAACGCATAGCCTCTTGGCACTTGCGCCTTGATTCCTGAAGGAATTAATACTGATTGGCCTGGTTTTAGGACTTGTGTTTCGAAGTCTTCTGGTACATAGAAGTCAATACCTGCTGATACAGAGGTGCCTCTATTTGGTGTTTTTACGTCTCGTAACTTTTGTACTTTCATCTTGAATAGCATTTTGATAATCATTTAGTGAAGCAATATAAGCTACACAATCTAATAGGTTGTCTTCTTTATGATTGTAAGCCTGTCTCGATAACTTGAGTGCAATCATACAATTGTACATGTCGACTGCAGTTAACTCTTTACGGCTTAACAACGATGCAATTTTGGCAGCTTCTTGCATACCTTCTTGCATTGGCCCATATTGACGGGCTTTCTCTTCTGATCTCTTGTAGATGATCTCGTTAGCTTGTTCTAGTATATTCATAACTTTGTTTTATATATAACAAAACCAGAGAAGTCAGATCCTCCAATTTCAACGTCTTTTAACTTCCAATTTGGTCCTAATTGAGATAGTCTTTTTACGACTATTGTTTTATACAACGCACTCTTTTGTGAATCTGTTTTAGTCAATAGATTCTGAGGGTCTTTATTGGCGGCAAAGAATACAAGCGCTTCTGTTTTCGGATTGTCTTTTACATACTGCAACACTATATCAGTTACTGTCTTAAGTATTTTGATTAGTTCTTTGTATGTCGTCTTTTTATATTGTGATTGTTCTCCTTCTATTGTATATTCTACATTAATGGTATTAGGTCTTTTAGTAGGTATATTTAAAAGTTGGAACTCTCCAAAAGGTATTACAGATAATTCTACAGTTACTTGCC